CCCATAAAATTGATTAAATTTCAAAGGGTCTTTATAAATTTTAGTATAAGTTTCTTGTGCAAAAGAGAAAGCTTGTTGACGTTGCTGATCTGTAAGATATTTATTGCTGCAATAAACTTCTACATTACTTTTATCTGAAAAATTGACTTGTTCAGTGTCCGAGCTTAATACTACTAAATACCAACCACACGCATATACAGAATTCCCACCAAACTTTTCAGGATCAGTAGCATAAGCATATGCAATATTTCGTTGAGACTGATAATCACCAGTCAAAGCTTTCTGTTCAAGTGCAGTACGTGCATCCATGTATTTTTCATAGATAAATATATTAGCCTTATTTCGATCAGAAATATTTTCATATTCAGACATTATTTTTTTGACTTCTTCCTTTTTTCCTATTTGAGTTAAAGTAATTCCTAATAAAAAACTTAACTTTTTACGCTCCTCATCGCTTAAATCAATTTTTTCCTCACTTGTAGCTATTGGAGAAGTTTGCTGATTTAATTTATCCTCTTTCTTTGCACACCCCAATAACGTCAAAGTAAGTAAGAAAACTATTATTTGTATTTTCATGTTTTTTCCATTCTATAAAACAATTTAATTCTAACAAGAATTACTTAACTAGAAGATAGCTAGGAGGAGCACCGTAACGCTTCTCTTCTTGCGCAGTATTTTGTGTAATCATGCCCAACAACGAACTTCCTCCCATATTTATAGATGGCTTATTCTGCTGGGTTACATTAATTAATGTATTAATCTTATTTATTAATTCGCGTGAGTACTGAGTCTGCTGTTGCTGTTCAGCAATCATTTGTTCATATTTTCTTTGCGCTTCCACTGCCTCTTTTGCATCTTCGTTACCTAGCATAGCTAGAGTTTTACCAATGATCTCGCCAATTTTATCACCAAAAGCAGTGCCTTCAATCAACCCTTCATTAAGTAAAGTTCCAGCTCCATATCCAGCAGCTCCAGCTCCAGCAATAGCTAAACCTGCCCCTCCGAAAGATGCAGCACGTCCTGCAATTACTCCTGCACCTTTAGTTAAAGCTCCACCTTTTCCACCTCCTAAAAGTGTAGCTGCGCCAGCACCTACTGCAACTGCACCTAGTGCGATACTAGCTGCATAAGCAGAAGCAGCCAGTGCCTCATTGCCTGTAGCCACATCAGTCAATTTATCTTTAAAATTACCTAGTGAGTCTGCTACAGCATCATAAGCTTTGGACTGTGCAAATAACTTCTCTTGATCCAATGCAATATTTTTTGCCCATTCTGTTTGACGAACCATTTCCGAGTCAGCATTAACCGTGCCGCTAGCGTTAGGCAATTCGTTCCTAATCTTAGAAAGATCATCTTTGTAATATACTGCACTAAGAGCTGCCATTAATGCCTGGCGATCAGCAATGATTTCCCCAATTTCTGAACCCATCGCAATATTACTCATATCTTCAATTGCAGTTTTTCTCAAAGAAGGAGAGTTGCTTTTAAGTGCTTGGTTTTGAAGCTGTTGGTATTTTTTATTTCCCTCAAGCTGTCGTTCCAATAGTTTTACGAAAGCTTCAACACCATAAGTGCCTTTATCTCGCTGTCGTATTGCATATGTACTCCAATCAAAAACCTGACTTGGCTTTTTCTTTCCATCAGATTTAGTCGGATCATCCTTTTCTGGCTGCACAGCATCACTTATAGATTTACTAAATTCTCGACTTGAGAGTTTTGCTAAAAGGTTAACTACATTATTACCAGCTTCATCTGTTGTAGCTGCTGTTTTCATAGCAACTTGGTTTAAGGCTACTAATTCTACAAGTCCTTTTTCACCTGAGTACCCAATGACTTGAGATGCAGCCATTTGTTGAGCTAACCATTTAGCCTGATCTTTATACTCGAAAGAACCTAATTGACCACCACGTACCGCAATATCATGACCCTTCTGTAAGTCAGTAATACCAAAGTCTTGCATTCTCACAGTAAGTGAGGCTGCATCATTTGCAGAGGCCCCAGTTGAAAAAGCTGTTTTTACAGCAGCTTTTAGTGCGGGTGAAACAGTGTCTAAATCATATTTGCCTGAAGCAATCAATGTGTTTGCAGCTTCAGCAGCTTCATCACGTGTACCTCCACCGCCGCGTACAGCTGCTTTTATATATTCATTTAATTGCGACTTAGCATTTAAGCGTTCTGCTGTAGACATACCTTGTCCACCAGTAGCTGTAGCAGCAATGTAAGTTAATTGCTGATCATAATCACGTGGTTTCTGTAATGCATTAGAAATGATCATACCACCTGCTATAGTAGCACCACTTGCCATATTACCTTTCTGCCATAGTGAGCTACTAGACTGGATATTCTGGTTTGTACGTTTACTGGATTGCTCCACCTGCTTCATCCAGTTAGCCATCTGCTGAGTATGTACAGCTCCCTGTTTAAGCAATTGACTCTGTAATTTTGTCTGAATAGATTGTTGACGTAATACTCCTTCAAGCATTCGGTTTGAACGTAATAGCTGATCACCAGCACGAGCAGTGCTTAATGTTGCCTGTACACCGGCTTTTGCAGTATTAACGAAATTTGCCTGAGCAGAGCCGATCTGTACCCATTGTTGATTAATTTTAGTTGATGCTTGGACTTGTTGATCAGAAATTTTTTTTAATTCTTGTCCTGCATTACCTCTAATCTGTAATGTGAGTGAGACAGTCGTATTTTTTGCACTCATGACTTAAACCTTGGTGTTTGAATATTTACGTTTTGTAGAAATAAAAGTTGTGCTATCTGGTCGATTCTTTGATGCGTTAGATTGCGCTGATTCAGCGTTAGATTTTTTTGATGATATTTGATGAGTATTATGAAGCCGCCCATCATCAAGTAGAGCTGCTGCCACATCAAGTGGCATCTGAACTGCTTCAGTATATGGAATACCAAGCATTAAAAGAGCGCGGATTAACCGCGCCCTTCCAATTAGCTCTCGGCTGCTTCCTTTGCATCAAGCTGGTCCTTTAAGTTTCTTAAATAATCCAGATTTGCACGTGAAGCATTACCTAACATTTCATATGTGATTTCATGCTCTTCACCATTTTCATCAATAAGCTTGGTCATTATGCATAGATCACCAATAGCTATAAATTGACCTTCCTGAATTGCTGCTTGTGACTGTAAATATTCAATTGCAGTCATTTGACGCATTATTACGTTTTTACTTTTAACTTCAGTCTGTCCAACCAGTTTTTTAATCGAAATTGGTAAAGTACCTTTAATTTTAATTGTTTCCATGTGCTACCTCACAAAGTTTCATTTAAATAACTAAGAGCAAAACCTTCTAGATTACGTCGTGTTTCACCATTAACTTCATATGAGTCACTAATTGTCTGCACATTAAAATCAATATAGGTTTCTCGGAAATTACCTGTTTCAGATTCAATACTGATACGTGCATCTTCAACTTCTAACCAGTTTACTGAGTCCTTTCCATCAGGAATCACAACAGCTACCGTTAGTGAATAAGTTCTAATTCCATTTGCAGTATGCTTAACCTCACCAGTACGATTCATTGTAGGTACAGGCTTTTTACCTGAATTTTTGGTCGGATTGACTGAAGCACAGTCGTATTCTTGACCGTCTACACTTAAAATAACGTAGCCAACTGACTTATCAGCCATTTTTGTAACCTCTTCTAAAGATTGCTTATTATTTAAGTTTCTTGAATTGAACTTAAGTGGAACAATTTCCAAATAAAAAAGACCGCTATCTAGCGGCCTTTATAAGAAAGTATCAAATTTTAATAAACATCTAATGTAGTAGCTATCACATGCATACCCCGCACCCAGTAAGCTGGTATTCGTGCCTTTGCGCGGCTCTTATCATTTTCATCCTGTATTACAATTAACTGATCCGCAGTAACAGTAACATTTTCCAAAATTTCAGCACGTTCTAGTTTTTTAGCTTCGGCTAAAAAAATAGAACGAAGATTACGACGGGCAGGGGCCGTATTTTTTCGTCTACGTTCCTTTGATATAGCTGTACGCATTACCTTACGTGTATAGTCGATAGTTAAAGCACCATTAATATCTAGCATTAAATCGTCTTCTTCCCCTGTATCTGAATTCTTCCGATATGTTGACACAGCTCGTATAATTTCAGGTAAACCATCTGCACCTGTCTGAATCATACAGACTCCTTTTTTTAACGCAGCCTCAATACGCTCAAAAGTAAGTTTGTACTGATCTTCAACAGGAGTAATGCCGCCTAGGTTAACACCATTGAATGGAACAGCCGGATCTGCTGAATCAGCTAAAGCGGCAGCCATTGCAGCAGCAAGTTCAGGTTCTTGACCTGTCGCCCCATGATAGCAAACACACACTACACGGTAACTGGTTTCAACAGGTGCCTGTGCAGCAAACTCTTCAGCAGCAGTTACATCTGAAAAAGGAATAACTAAAATTGCTGGTTTCTGGTTAATAGCGTCACTTACAGAGTTTAAGTGATTGATCCAGCCTAGAGTTTCAGCCCCAGCTCCAGGTGGTGTAGATAGTGCAATGATTGTATGCCCTAAAGCTGCAATTTTTTCTTGAATAGTCATTAATAATTATCCTAAGTTATTGTGGTTCATAAGGCGATAGACAGAAATAAACACTTCCATCTGGGTTCATACCAAATGAACCATTTTGACGACTCGCCGGATCTGAATATAAAGTGCCTGGAACGTTTGGAATCAATTTTATACGCTGGGGCTGATCACTGAGATTTCTGATAGATAACCACTCTTCACCATCAGTGCCTTCGCCTACACTAAATTGACCAGGGTAACCAAATTCAAGCAATTGTTTTAATGGAGTGCTGTCAGCAAGAGTGAATTTTCCATTTACTTCAATACTCCAAAAATCCCGAAGAGAATCAAAATAAATATAAGGA